AAGCATCCATATATCACCTTGTTCTCCTACTCCGGCCATGCCAGCAGTCTTGCCGTCAGGCACTGTGAAATACACGTAGGAAGGGTTGTGGGTCATTAGAAATGGCAGAGACTTATGATCTATCCCGTGACCCTCTTCGACCTCTCTGAGGTCATCTGGACGGAGATTAGAGGCCACTTCCTGAGCAGCCTCCAATGTGATTGGGTGTATGTAATTAGACACGTCTATAAAATCTGGGTGAATAGTCAGCTTCCCAAGATAACGCATGAAGCGTAGCTGGGGTCGGATGAGTAGATTTAAGTGTAAGAGTTATATTTGTATTACGTTCGTATATTGGTACAGTCTTAATATATGTTTCTAGATACGGTGCTGAGTTAGTGCTGTACGCATCTAAAATACTAGATTCGTAATCTTCTTCATAGTTAGTCTTTCCGACTCGTTCTAGAACTGTTTTATATGTACCAATTTTACCGAAGTGTAGTTTAATTCTATGTAACACTAAAGATGAGTTTACATCAGACTGTACCTTACCTTCTCCACTACTCTTAAATGGATAGAACTTAGGAAACTTAACTTCGTAATCAAACAGGTAGCCTACATGTAGTGGATTACTAGAAGTTGCAGCTGACCAGTTCCCATCTAACGATAGTTGTTGATTACTTGTATTACTAAGGTTAACTGATGGCTGTTGAAATCTTGCAAGCCTTACATTGTTCGTACCAGCTTCAGTATCTATAACTGCTAACTTGTTAATTATTTCTGTTGCACCACCACCGACTTGGTTAAGCCAGTTTTGATTGCTAAACAGAGTCGAGTTTGTAGCTGGTTGATACTGACCTCCAAACAACGGTATAAAATTATCTAAATGAAGCACATAGTTAATTCCATCTTGTGTAATACTAAGATCTTCGGAAGATTCAACTAGCTGCATACTTTGCAGATAATGGTCATCATCTAAGATAAAGTACTCATCATCAATAATAAAATGATATATTAGTGGTTGATTAAACTTCCATTTAAACCAAGCAGCTTGCTGTCGTTTATCAGCAATATTAAGATATTTAAAACCAAATACTGTATCAGTGCCAGTTTTACCTAGTAATATCATGCCATTTTCTCGTGAGTTTGTTAGTAAGTCTATATCATTTGGTAGTAATGATGGTACAACTTTAGTAACTTCAACGATGTTAGGCTCTCCTTCTCTTGCAATATTAGCCATCTCATTTAGTCGACTAAATCTACCAGAGTTATCTACATAGGCAACTGTCGTACCTAGAGATATAGGAGGTATATCTATATTATAATTAAATGTAGCAATACTTTTAAGTTTTGCTGTATCAGGGTTGAGCACAGTGTCATCAGATGTTAGCAAAAACTGCTGGTTTGAACTAAATATAATTAGACCTGTATTAATTTCTATACCATCAAATAGTTCTGAAGGGAACATAGATGCAGCAGATATATCAATAGGGTCGCTAGCTGATGTTGTCAGTGCAGACTCTGCAAAAAAATCTGGGTTACCTAATGTACCCGGTCTGGACAGTATTACATTTTCTCCTGATAGAAGTGCTAATCTGTTACGAAAAAATAGTACTTTGTTGATTCTACCGATAAAATCGTCATTAGCATTTGTTTCTATAAACGATGGTAAAGGGTTAGTTTTCGGATCTCCAACTCGTCTATCTTGATAATCAAACTGTTTTACAGTAAATGTAGTTGAAGCTGTACGTTCAATGGCGATTGGCATGTTAAATAGTCTTTTAGCTATACCCGGTTTAGCACATTCAGACCAAGCTCCAGCACCATCTTTTTTATTCTGACCATCAAAACGTAAATAATAGTCATCTTCATCTGCCATTCGTGCGTTTCTAACCTGTACAATATAACCATTTTTACACTGGTTTGGTAGATTAGTAACATCGTTAACAGAGTCTTGCATAACTCGCATTAAGTCCTCTTCTACTATCTCCACGTTAAACGTGCTTGGACTGGATAAGTACATAACAGAACCTATAATCTGAACAGTTATAGGTGTACCACTTATTTGCTCAATAGCAGACTTCATACCAGCTAATATAGTATCTGAGGTAACAGTTGTGTCAGCATCAAACGGTGTAACAGCTGGACGTATAAGGCCTGTGTTAGCTCCACTATATTTGGCTGCTACTGTAGTTTCTTCGTGGTCAGTTACTTCTATCTCATAGACAGCTACACGAAAATCATCTTCGGGGTTGGTTTGTTTCGACCCACCACCTCCAAAACCTTGACCAGTCATAGCTACGTGTATTATGTCTCCAGTTTCCCAACCTTCTCCACCATGTAATAGTGTGACTTCTGGTTGATAGCTACAAACAAAATTAGATGTGCTGTTATTAGCGTTACCTTGCTGACCTAGTGTAGATATACGAAAAACTAAATTCTTTTTACTGTTGTCTGAAATTAGAGTACCACTAGAATTTGTAACTATACCCTTCTCAGCTCTACGCAAAATCTGATTATTATTACCAGCATTAGTTATATCTTGGGTGTTTGAAGTATTTTTTGCAGGGGCAAACTTAAGTTTAAATGTATTTGCATCAATCTTGCTAACATAACTATCACGGAACTCTTCCGTTACATCAAAACCATTACCAGTAGCGTTCATTCTAGTACCACCACCAGAGTGATACAACAGAACAGTATCAGTGTCAAATCCGTGATTTGTTTTAGTTATGATTTCAGTTGAAGTATTAACATTACTTGTTGTTATAACATCCCCACTGGTATCTGTAGATATGTCAAAAACTTCAGTACCTATACCATAACATTCGCCACTGCCAACATCCTCATTTAGTGTTTGACTTTTAATTCTAATTCTTGTAGCACGTTTAAGTGATATATTTCGACTAGCAGCATCTGTACCATTTGTAATGTTTAGTCCGTACTGTCTACCGTTCTCTGCTCTAATAAGTTCTATCAAAGCAAAATGCTTATCTACATCTAAATCTGTGATAGGTGTAACTAATACATTTCCAGAGTTCGTAGCACTAGATGTAGCAGTTACTGTAAATGTGCTGGTGCTTGGCACGGAAACTACTCTAAACTCGCCATTTACTGCACTACCAGATGTAAAGTTTAAGTTTACACTTTCATCTACTGTTAGTTGATGATCAACTTTTGTAACAGTTATTGTTGTACCAGACTGAGCATAAGTGCCAGAAAAGTTAGTTGTTATAGCAGTATTAGAATTAGTATTGTCACGATTTGAAACGAAAGTAGTATCATTAATTGTAAGTGTTTGTAGGTTTTCTGGAGAGTTAGTTGCGAGGTAAGCTTTGATAGCTGTCTCACCACCTGTTCCATAAACTGTACTCATACGCTCACCAGTCCTACAACTCCATACTCTTACATTACCATTAGAGTCTATCTGACCTATGTAAGATCCTTCTGTTTCATCTCTGTAATAATGAAACCATGAGCCACCAGACTGCACGTCGTGTAGCTTTCCTACAGCTGTTGTATGACTTCGATCGCTGTCACTGACTAAGGATGAGTCAATTCGTTTTAAGCCCGGTCTTTTAAATAGACCCTTGGTTATATCTGGTATAGCATTTACAGACTCTACCACCTGACCGGGAAATTTTAAGTTGTCAGGTTGCTCTGACATCCCAGCTGAGTAAGATGGGATTGTTTGTGTTATGCCTGCCATTATCGTCTAAGGTTTCTCCATGGTTGATAGGTTTGGTATGCGGTGTTGTCTTCAAATCCAAACATACTATGATCTCCTTGGTTACAGTCATATTCCATTAATGCTGCTCTAGCTTGTGTTTCCTGTACACCTAGTAGTCTAACTAACTGTGGATTAGCAACGAGTTGCGTAGCAGCTATTCTAGATGCTCTATATACTATATATCTTCTGAATACAACAGGTAGATCTTCAAACTGATATAATTTAACAACATCGAGATCTATGCTAGTTAGAGTTGAAAAATCGTCTGTATGTTTAATTTTGTCATACAACTTACCATTACGTCTAACAAAGTCATAAGTTCGACGGGCTTGATTGTCGTGTAAATCTATTGATAGTATGTCGTTGCCTATCAAAATATGTCCATCGCTATTAGGCTGAAATGGTACGTGTTTTTCTGTATTGAAGTGCCAGCCCTCCGACTGTGTATCAACGCTCGCATCACGTAGTAAATTATATATAAACGCTATTTCTGGGTTCTCTGATATCTGTGAAGTCAAAGAATTGTTACCTGTTGAGGTTGTTAAATTTGTTATTGGTGCTTGTCCGATAGCTCCCAGTATAGAGTTCACTGCGGATAGTTCGGTATCGGTGTCAATAGTTGTGGTAGCCATAAGAAAAAAAGGAGGCC